CTGTTGATCTAGCAGGCTTAAATCCTGGTTGCGCTCGTTTAGCAGACTTTTCAGCATCATCTGCTGCCTTGTACATGCCTTTTTCTTTGAACTGATCAATATGTTTTTGCCAGTTCTTGATCTTTTCTGCATCAGTACCGCCTTTATATTCAACTACTGGTGCTGCTGACTCAGAGATATATTTTTTACCTTTCTCAATAGCATCCATCTTTGCTATAAGATTTTTCATACTCATAGTTTAGTCCTTATCGCTACCGTCTGCTTTTTTATGACTCTTGTAGCCTTTGTTTTTCATATGCCAAGCCAATGCCCAAGGATTCTTTTCCTTGCCATCTTTGGTCTTACCCTTGGTAAGTTCAGGGTGTTTTTTCATTGCCTTCACTGTGCCCTTAAAACCAGGTGGGCTTTTTTCCTGTAAACCTTTTTGTTGTGCTGCCATTATATCACGTTTAACATTTGCCATTGCCATTCTTTGCGCTGCTAGATGATTAGCGGGGTCATTGGGATTGACCAAAAATTGTTTATAATATTTTTGATAGTTAGGATGCTTTACAATTTGATCACCAGTAATACCACTCAATGTGCCTGTCATTGTTTGTTGTTCCATCTTCACACATTTATCCACCGTACGACGACCTTTCTTCTTTGTGCCCATACGCTTGTAGCCTTTCCAGCAGGCCTTGCCATCTACACCTTTTTGCTTTTCTTCAATCATACGCACGATGTTTTTTAGTTCTGGATAACTTACTGTTTCTAATGTATGTTTTTTCAAACCACTTACTGATTCTAAAATATAGTTGATGTATAAGTTTTTTAGATTACTCTTAGCACCGCTGCTCAGTTGTAGGTAATAACTATCAGGAAGTTTTAGATCACGCTGGATTGCTTCAAAATGTACCTTAAATCCACCATTTTCTTTTTCTTCACGCTCTTTTTTCTGCTTGTCTAGTAAATCTTGTAATCTTTTAGCACCAGCATCCATATCATATCCGGCACGTTTCATAGAGTTTTTAAACTTCTGTTGTGGTGTTAATTTTTGATATTTAGCTTCTTCAACATCCTTAGGTTTTTTGCCTGCTTTTTTCATGGCTATAGCAATAGCTGCCTGTTGATTAGCACTACCTGCTTCCGCCACACTTTTCTTAATTTCTCCTGTTTTAGGATTTTCGTGGTCACCTTTATTCGCACCTGATTTATATACTTTTTTACCAGTGCTTGGACTTATATGATATTCACCTTTATTATCTTTACCAATAGATTTTACTTTATATTTTGCTCCACTGCCTTCCGCCACACCTTTGTTTCCTTGAGCCATTTTCAATGAAGTTTTTAGTGCTGCCGTTTTGCCTCTAGAAGTTTTAGCATCATTTGCTGTATCTGCTCTGCGTTGAAGCGGATCGTAACCAAACTTAGGACTATTAGGATTACGAGGTGTTTTATTACCCTCATCATCTACATCATATGCATCTGGGTGTTTACGCCATTTAGCGCCTTCCGCCACACCTTGCTCTGCTATTTTGTCACCGGGAACATTTCCTTTCATCTTGATAACACTCTTGGCACCGTGCCCAGCAGCAATCTTTCTTGCCTCATTATCATTCATGGCACTAAATCGCTTTACTTGTCCGTTTTTGAACATCATTTCATATCGTTGTTTCTTACCATTGCCTTGTAGAGCAGGGTCATACAATGGTCCCGACCATCCGCCAACGCCTTCCGCCACACCTTGCTGAAACTTAGCGAATTGTGCTGGATCTAGTTTTCTACGTTGGGCAACACCTTGAGGACTTAGTAGATCATCAACATCTTTTTGAGCATCAGGTGTATTTGCTTGGCCTGTGGTAGTAGTGATTTGTGATCCTATAGGCTTTTGTATTTTCATTGTTGCGTCACGACTCACTCTATATGTGCTATTATTTCCAACTACATTTCCTTTAGGATCTTTAGTGACCTGCATATCTATAGGACCCGCTTGATATCTTTGAGTAGTATGACCTGTAGCGTTGCCTTGCTCCATAAAAGGCTTTTTATGTTTATCCTTACCCTGTTTCTGTTCCTTCTTTTTATCCCTATGTTTGCCCGCACCTGTTTGTGGGCGTAGTGGACCTTGTCTTGGTTTTTGTGGAACACGAGCATCTTCCATCATACGTTGTACTATACTGCGTACCTGCTCACTGCTTTCATAAGTTTCTTGAACACCACCAGCACCTATTTTTTGTAGGGCTCTTTGTGTAGCTGGACCTAACTCATTAAAATTTAAGCCATATTCTGTAACTTCTCGACCATCCTGTACGGTTACTATATTAAACACATTAGGTAACTTAGTACTCATTAAAATAAGTTTTCCAGTTTGTGTATCTTTAATACCTTTTTGCCCATTATGATTTACAGTTTCAAACCCATCACCTAAGTTTCTTATAGGCTCAGGAACCTTATAGCTACCTGGGTCATCTATACTGACCCTTTCAACTATTTTAATATATTTGGCTAGGCTCATGATTTTAAACGACCATCTTTTTCAGCACTCTTAAGCATGGCAGCACGATCACTATAACCCTTTACACCAGGCTTAATATCTTTTGCTGCTTTTTTTTCACCTGCTGTAGGATTCTTAACGTGTTTCATTGTGGTCTTGGCCTGATGACTGGCTTCACTCATACTGCCACATTCTTTTAAACCATGTACTGGACAACTTTTACCTTTTGGGCTATGATTACATTTGGCTGCTTCACTTACCTTCTTATCCTTGGCTGCTTTTTTCATTGGCTCTTTTTTGTTGCCATCTTTGTCCAAGTCAATATAATCTGGTTTGGCTGCTTCTTTAAATGGTTTACCTGACTTAGCAGCGGCCTTAGCACGACTACCCCATACTTCATCTTTAGGAGTTTCTACCTTGCCATCACCATCATAATCCTTTTTGGCCTTTTTTGACTCTTGTGTTTTCTTACGTATGCTATCTACACTATAGCCTGTGCTCTTATGATCACGTCCGGCACGATCACGTACATCGCCTTCGCTCTCACCTTCATCTGCGTCATAGTGAACGTTCTTAGTCTTAGCACCATCTTTGTGCATTAGTTTTACGCTGTACTGTGATTTGGTACTGGCAGCAGCCTTTTTCTCTGCTGTGCCAACACCTTTGCCAGCCCTATGACCTGTGGCTTCTTCTACTTTTTCGTCTTTCTTTTCATCCTTTTTCTTCATCTTTTCAGCCTGGGCCTTCTTAAGAGTTTTCATCTTCTCTTTGGCTTCTATTAGCCTGTGACCAAGAATTTTCTTTTCTTCAGGAGTATACATATCACTCATTTCAAGTTTTTGTCCATACTCGCTGAACTTCATTTCATATTCTAAATAATGATATACACTGGCCATATAGTCTGCGGCCTTGGTAATTTTAGCCTGTACCCAACCATCCAGTTGTGCGTTATCTTCCATCATTTTAAACAGTTTTAACGCATATCTAGCAGTTTTATAAAGGTCAGCCTTGGCCATTTTACCCTCATCTTCATGTTCTGGGCTTGGTAAAGATTGCTGTTGCATAATAGGATCCATATTCTACTCCGAATTTGTTATATTTATCGTTTAAGCGTTGTTTGTCCGAATAAGCTTATATTGTTATCTAATGCGTTTTTAGCTGTTCCATTTGTATTTTTGGGGGTCACTACTTTAGGCGGCTTAGGTTTGCTGCCCTTGCCATACTGTTTTACATTGCCTATAGCTATGTGAGGGTTAGACACCGCTGCTATATTTCCTGCACTTGTAGTGCCTTCGCTGGCCGTTTCAAATAGCTCCCTCAATCTCATTTATATTCCATACCTATTTGTTTTTTGTTTTGCCACAGGACTTACTGTATTAGTTGTTTTTAATTCTTCACTAGGTCCTTTTGAAATTATAGATTTACCTTTAACACCTTGATTTTTTTCAGCTTGGCGTAGTATGTCCTCTTCACCTTGGCTATATAACCAAACAGTAGGAATATCCTTAGCTGGTCCTGCTTTATTAATTGATTCATCAGGAGCACCTGCCATAGCTATACCTAAACGATACATGCCGTAATATTGATCCATATCACTATATTGTTTGGCATGGACACCAGATTTTCTCACATTCTTACCAAGATGTTTTTCTGCTTTTTCATTTATGATTTCACGTATTTTCATCTTATTCCCCGTCCAATAGGCTTTTCACCTGTGAGATATGGTAAGCTAAACCATAGTTGAAACCATTCTTTAGTACCTGGTTTAATATTATGTTTCTTTTGTAATTCGCCTTTTTCGTTGCCTGTTAAGCTGATATTACTGCCACCGTAAGGATCCACTGGGTCGTACTTAACATAGCCCTTAAACTCATTAATACCTGCTAACTTTTTAAGTTCGCTCAGTGTCATTGCTTAAACATACCCTTCTGTCCAAATACGCTTTGGAATTGATTACCTAACATATTCTTTAACTTGTCTCTCTGATCTGCTCTAAGTATGATTTGATTACCATCAAACTTAAATCCCATGCTACGTAGTTTAGGCAATAAATCAGTTTTCAATAATGTGTATTTAAATGTATCTGGTTGTGCCACAGCGTGTCCACCCATCTGTGTATTGGGTTTACCTGGTATGGCCACACGATGTCTCTTACCATCTGGACCTACCACAAAGTGATCTACACCACTGGCCTTACGATCTGGTTCATCTGGTTCTTTATCTACATATAGTTCATAGCGTTCATCGCCACCCTGTTCTATATAATCTTTGATTTGATATAGTTCCGGGCCCTGTTCGCTACGCATTACACTGGGTGGGAACACAAACTGAGCCTTTTCAGCACCAATAAAGTCTACGTCACGTAAACTATCTTCAAGTTCTTGTAGAGCAGTAGTAGCATCTGTAAATAGGAAGTTTACTCTCAATGGACGAACTTTGCCACCCTTCTTATCCTTAATACCTACTGTATTGGCCTTTTGTACAACTTCTTGAGGACGGGTACCAAAGTCTCCTACAACACGTACATTGCCTGTGTTGTCTAGTTTGAATACGATATATAGTGTGCCACTGGGCTGTTCTAATTCATATAGTCTCATTTCTTTAGCCTTCTTTTTAGGTTTAGTAGCAGCCATCTGTGCCATACGTTCTTTGGCCTTACGCATAAGATCCATAACTGTATCGTCATCAATCTCTGGGCTCATAGCATCACGCCAAACTGCGAATTGTTCTCTTTCACTCTTACTTGGATCTGTCAATACCTGACGCATTGGTGTAGCACGTGGGCCTTCTTCACCAGCACTGGGATCACCAGTCTCTTGACGACTAATAACATCTAAACTGTCAAAGTTAAAGGGAACTTCACCTTTCTTATTAGGTTTACCGTTATATTGTTTAAGATATTGAAACGCAGTGACCTGATCAGCACCAACTACCACTGTGACATTATTATAACCTTGTTGATTAAGATTAGTTAGTACTCTTGTTAGATCTGGTAGTTCATCTGTAGCAGTTTGAAATATATGACTGCTATCAGGGAACACACGTTTATAGATGCTGAGTTTTTCTTCAGGTTGTAAAGGATCATCAGGACCATATGTTCTACTGACCACAAAGTAGGGATCACCATTAAGTTTATCAGCATAAGTTAGTACACTACTGGCTAACATCATATGACCTTTGTGTCCCATGCCTCTGCCCCACCCTACTACAGCAGTGTTACCTCGACCTGTTCGATCTAATTCAAATAGCTGTCTTAGTCTCATTCGCCTTTCCTAGGAGCCCAATTAGCTTGGTCAATAGCTTTTACAAATTGTCCTGGTAAGTCATTTTGAAAAGGTGTGCCAGGGTGAGCACTAACATAACCTTCTGGTTTGGTTTGCCTAATACCACTGTGTGTACCGCTGCTTAAATTATTGATCATTTCAAGTTTTGCTCTTGTTAAAAGTTCAACAGCAGTTAAAACAGCGTCCATACCAGCACGATCTTTAAGTATCATATCAGCTTGTTTGGCACTAGTGTTAGCTGTTACCCAATCAACAAATTTTTGTCTAATTCCAGGAATTCTTAAGTTTTGATTATAAAATTTATAAAGTAAGTCACCTGGTTTGCTTAGTCCTGGTTTAGGTGCTAGGAAATTATTAATTAAGTTAGCATTTTCTTTTATATATTCTTGCACACTATCTAAACTATTTTCAGTAAATTGTGGGGCTTGTTCAACATATGTTGTTCCCTGAACAATGGTATCCTGTGTACTTAAACTTTCTGGATCTGGATACCTGCCTTCATCACTACTGCCTAAGCTTTCATAATAGCCAGTGGCAGCTACCATAACTTTGGCACTTCTTATTCTGTCACCAAGGTCACTGTTTTTGCCAATATGGAATGTTGTTATATTAGGAGTAAATTCATACTCTTGTGTTTGACTATTCAATACTGGCTTGGCTGTAGTTCCATCAGGCTTTGCACCAGGATAAAATAATAGTCCGCCTTCTAGGAATCCTTCTTCTGGGCTAGCTTGTTCAAAATATGGCCAAAGACTAGATATTTGTTTAGCATATTGACGACGCTGTGCAATTTGTTCAGGATCTGCTTTTCCAGTACCCATTAAAAATTTTTGTACATCTTCTGCACTGCGAGGAATAGTGCTTATGCCATTTTGTAATTCTGTTTTGCCACGTTTAATATAGTCCCAGGCATTTTTAGGGATCATCATAAACACACCGTCTTGTTTGCCCCAATATACAACAGGGCTTCCATCCCATTTAAGTTCAATATTGCCACCTTGGCTACTCATATATCTCATACGTTCTACAGCATGTAGCCCACCTTGAGCTCCATTAGTAAAAACTAGATCTTCTATGTGTTGATACTTACGACCTATGGCAGGGGCTGCTGCTTCAAAAAACTTTTGTTCTGGACCTTTTAGAGGAACACTTTTCCAACTCTGTCCGCTAGTCGCTAAACTATAAATTTTTTGTCTTGTTGCAGCATCGGGTAGTGCTGCCATAATACTTTCTACACTGCCTAAACTACGAGCATTAGCTCTAGGACCAATTAAGTAACGTGCTATTTCATCCAAGTCAGTGCTGATCAAATCTGCTTTTTTACCCTGTTGATCACGAGCATATAATCCTTCATCTGGACTCCATAACATGTTTTGACTACTGGCCAAGGCGTTCATGATCATTTGTTTATGTACACCTTTATATGAGCTACCTTTTGGTATTTCATGTACATGGAATTTGTGTACATTAGCAGCATTACGAACTACCTTAACGTCTACTTGATGACAAGTCGATCCAAATGGTAGTTTAACGTGTACTGTTACTGCTATGCGTTTTGTTTCTAAACCTTTATCGTTTAAATATTTTTCTAGATTTATCCGTATTTTTTTAGGATCTTCTTCATTAAAAAATTGAGCAGCAGTGTCCAAGTCTACCATAACATCCAAGTCACCGCTCATAACACCTGGTGTTGGTGTTGCTCCGCTGCCTATTCTATATACTTTGAGTCCTGTGCCTCTGAGATACCTTTCAAGCTGTGCTTCAATTTGAGGAGCCTGACTTTGATCGAATGGTTCACAATCGTCCCAAATATTGCCACCCTCCATCAAAGGAGTACGTACCTTAGAGAACAACTCACGCAGCATCATTTATAAAGACCATCCTTTAGATTTTGTAGTTCAGTTTCGTATATGGCGTGTGCTATTTCTTCTGTTAAATCTTCTTCTATACTTTCTTCTAGTTCACGCACAGGAAATTCTTGTCTGTATGCTTCATAGGCTTTTTTAATTAAAGGTTTAAAAATTCTATGACTAAACTGTGTTCCACTTTCAAACTGTGCCTTACAAGTTTTTAGTATAGGAAAGAAATGACGACGATAAAAGTCATCATTATGGTGCATATAATAAACTAGATCTTCAGCAAGGTCAAATTCGTATTTGTTATCATGACTACGAATCATCTTTTTAGGACCGTTAACCTTAAGTAGTTCTTCTGTGCTTAATTCTTCATTACCAAACATTTCATATAGTTTCATATTACCAAGCCCTACAACTCCAATAACGAGCTTTCCATTTTGGACCAGGATTGTCACAATTATGTCTAGCTCTAAAATTCTTACGCCTACTAGGAATGTGTTTTTTGATGCTTAATTTTTTATCACCAAAGTTTACCTTTACTACTTTACCATTTGGTTTACGTACATAAACTTTACTTTTTTTAACATCACCTTGAGTTGGCTTACCTAATTCAACATTTTTACCTTGATACTGTGCCTCAGCAGCACCTCCTACTAATTTGCCTTTAGGATAACCTGTAGGTCCAGGACTACGTAATTGTCCTGCACGGCCTGTTTTATGTTTACCTAGACCAGCAAATGGCCATGAGGTTTCATCTAGCAGTATTTCTTCAAAAAAACTGATCCCAGTATCCTCTAGAAGAGCTATGCCCATAAGGTCTAATTCAACTAGGATTGCATCCTCCATTACCATAAGGACTTCAGTTTCTATAGCATCTTGATCATTGAGGTCAAAATAGAACCCATCTCCAGGACGTATGTCTACATCCTCGGATTCTACTTGTTCAATATATTCTAGTATACTTTTATTAGCCATACAGATTCCTATGTAATATTTATCGATATTACAACTAACTGTATAGCTATCTTCTATGCCTTTACTTTTATTACCTGATCAATTCGTTGTATATTTGAACCCAAAAACATTTGTACCATGCTTAATGTTTTAGCGTCTTTTACATAGAAATAACTGTCACCACTACGCCAACCACGTCTAATATGATCACGACAACGCCTAGGCATACGTATTTTATCATTGCCTGTACACCATTTAAAGAAACTTTCGTTATTGGGAACACGTTGTGTTAGGGTGATTTTAAAGTCATAATCAACACGTTTAAGATAAACCTTGTTCTTTTCCAGCACAGAATTGGCATCTTCAGGCATGCTAATGTATTTTACATAACCAAAAAGTTCTTTACTTACTTGTTTGAAATCATCAAACTTATCTGTGTAAAAGGTTAAGAAAGGACTACTGACCATAAGTTTGTAGTCACTGACCTTTTGAAATGCTTTTACTATATTGTATGCACGGTCCAAGTCACTAGCAACGCCGTTATAAACCCAACCAGGAAAAGTTTTATTTTCCCTCCAGTGGGAGATTTTTTCTGCGGCGTCCTCAATGTCTCTACCTCTAAAAGTTGTGGCAAGCTTAGATACGAGAACTATCTTATACCTATACAGGTCCAAAAACAGTTTATTGGTTTTCTTCGTTGGTAATAGTTTCAAGTGGTTCATCTTCAACTACTTTACTTTGTCTTGTGCGTTTAGTCAATGTAATTTGGCTACCATCTAATCCAATAACCAAACTACCTCCATCCTTAAGTTCACCAAATAACATCATACGACTTAATGGGCGTTTGATCTCTTTATCAATCACACGCTGTAATGGACGGGCACCCATTTTACTATCAAATCCTTTTTCAATCAAATGATTTATAGCAGCATCGTTAATTTTAATGCGAATGCCCTTTTCTGATACTTGTTGTTTAAGCTCGTCAATAAACTTAATAACAATTTTATACATAGTTTCTTTTGTAAGTTTGCCAAATGTAATAATAGCATCTAACCTATTTCTAAACTCAGGAGCAAAGAATTTCTTAAGATCCTTATCATCATAATCCTTTTCCTGTTTGCCAAAACCAATCTGATTCTTCTCAGCATTTTGAGCACCGGCATTGGTAGTGAGAATAAGGATGATATTACGACAGTCTGCTTTCTTACCATTGCTGCCTGTGACAAAGCCATTGTCCATCATCTGTAGTAGGATAGTGCTAACATCTGGATGACTCTTTTCAACTTCATCAAATAGTAGTACACAATATGGATTTTCTTGAATCTGTGTAATTAATAGCCCAGCGTTTTCTTCGAACCCTACATACCCTGGTGGGCTACCAATTAGTTTACTTACGCTGTGTTTTTCCTGATATTCACTCATATCAAAGCGTAATAATTTTACACCTAAGTGTTTGGCCAGTATTTTAGCTGTTTCTGTTTTGCCACAACCTGTTGGACCCATAAAAACAAATGACCCAATAGGCTTGTTCTCAGGTTTAAGACCAGCACGGGCAACAAGAATTTTATCCACTAGTTCAGTCACCGCAGTAGTTTGGCCAAATACTTCACCATTAATTTGTGTTTCTAAATTGGCTAAGTTATTGCTTTCAGTTTCAGCAATCTGTTCTTCTGGAAGTTGAATCATTTGACTTAATTCGAATTGAATTTCGTGATCCGTAATAGTGCGTTCCTGATCTAACTTCAAATTAAATCTACTACAGGCACAGTCAATAAGATCAATAGCCTTATCGGGAAGTTTTTTATCACTCTGATATTTTACACTGAGTTTCACAGCAGATTGAATAGCTGCCTCTGTAATTTTAACTTTATGAAATTGTTCGTAGTATTTCTTAATACCCTTAAGGATTTGAATAGTTGTTTCGTAGTTAGGTTCATCAACAGTAATACGTTGGAAACGACGCATTAGAGCACGATCTTTTTCAAAATATTTGCGATATTCTTCCCAAGTCGTACTTGCTACAACCTTAATATTACCTTTACTTAAAGCTGGTTTCATCATATTGGCTAAGTCGTTGGCGTTGTTACCGGCACTACCTGCACCATTAATCATATGGGCTTCATCAATAAACAGGATAGTTTTGCCCTTAGTTTGTAGACCTTTTAATACAAGTTTAAATCTTTCTTCAAAGTCTCCTCTATACTTGCTACCAGCTAATAGGCTACTAATATCTAAATTATATACAGTATAGTCTTTAAGGAAATCTGGAATATGTCCCTTTACAATATTATAGGCTAGTCCTTCAGCAATAGCAGTTTTACCAACTCCTGGTTCGCCTACCAGCATAACATTATTTTTATTACGACGACCCATGGCCAAGGCAATATTTTCTAGTTCAGTTACACGACCAATAACAGGGTCAATTTTATTTTTCTTAACTGCTTCGTTTAAATTTGTAGTAAATGCTTTGAGCGCTCTATCAACCTGGATATCATTAGTTTGTTCTTCTTCGTCGTTTTGAATTTCGCTATTCAAGTAATCAGCAAATTTACTTTTGTCTATACCTGCCTGTTGTACATAGTAGCTGGCATAGCTACGTTTTTCACTCATTATGCTAATGAATACATCGCATAATTCCATAGTTTGACGACCATTAAATAAGGCCTGTGTAAACGCACGGTTGAGTACACGTTCCACAGCCTGCGTTTTCTTTGGCTTATTTACTTCATCTTTTACTATATCGTTAAGTTTATGCTTGATATAGTGATCCAGATTAGTTCTAATATAACTTGGATCTGCCCCATAACCATTTAATATATTGATGAAATTATCATCATTTAACATCGTATAAAGTAAATGTTCTATGGTAAGATATTCGTGCTTTAAATGTTTAGCTAGTTCAATAGCCTGTTCAAAAACTGCTTTAAGACTCTCGCTGGGCTCTACCATATTTTGTCCTTAATTTTTTCCATTTACGTTGTGTAAGATTCTGTTTAAGTTTACTTACTCTATCTATAAAACATATTCCATTTAAATGATCAAGTTCATGTAAAAAACACTTAGCATCTATATCACTAAGTAATAGTACACAATTATCACCCTTGCTGTCAAGATAATCTACCATAACTGACCTTGATCTTTTTACCGGTATTAACATTTTTGGAAAACTTAGGCAACCTTCTATAGCTTCGAATTGTTCGTCGCTAGCGGCTCTAAGTACAGGGTTAAACATAGCAAACGGCCCCATTTCTAAACTTAGATCCTTAGGGAACATGACTAATACTCTAGCTCTAATGCCAACTTGGTTCGCACTTAAACCTATGCCTCTTTGAGCTATCATAAGTTCTATCATTTCTTTTTCTAACACCATAGGATCCATTACCGGATTTTCAAAATCAAAATCAGGCATTTCTTCTCTTAGTATATCATTTGGGAAGGTTATCAATTTCATTTTTAATATCTTGTAATTTTTTAATTATATTTTTATTTTTTACAGTTGGAACTTTAAGTTGTATTATTACTACAAAATTACCATTTCTGCCACTTCTAATATTTCTAAATCCCATATTATGTATCGCACATTCACTTCCGTGATGTATACCAGGTATAATATGTAAAGGCATTTGTTTACCATCTAGAGTTTCAATTTGTTTTGTACACCCAATCATAGCCTCAATCACATCTATTTCAATTATGGTAACTATATCATCTTCTCGTCTTTTAAAATTTGGATCATCAAAAACTTCAATAGTTACATTAAGATTGCCTCTTGGCACTTGCGGATATGTATCGTCACCCATACCAGCGAAACTAATTGTTTCACCGTGTTTTATCCCTGGCGGAATATTAATAACCACTGTTTCTTGACGTCCAGATGGAAGACCAAATTTAGCTTCTAAATCTTTACCTATATAGCTATCTAATAATGAAATTCTACATTGTATGTTGAGATCAAAATTCCTAGCTCTAGTTGTACCGTGGAAGGATCTACCACGACCAAATTCAAAATGAAATCCTCTGTTTGCTTGGCCAAATATATCATGGAACATATTATGGACATCTTCGAAACTTCTAAAGTTACTTTCAAAATGATGATGAACATGACTTTGATTTAGTTGTTGATCATATTGATGTTTTTTGTTAGCATCACTTAGAGTTTCATATGCTTGGCTTATTTTTTGGAAATGGCTTTCATTGCCGCCCCTATCCGGATGATGTTCCATAGCCAATTTTCTATAGGCTGTTTTTATTTCTTGTTGGCTAGCCTGTTGTGGCACGCCTAGTATATCATAATAGTTCATAAATATTAAAGATGGTTATAGTATCTTTAATATTTAACATATTAGATTGATAACAATTTAATTTTTTATATCTTTTTTGGCATCTTCAATCTTTGTGCCATCGTGTTTTTTGTGCTTTTTAACTTCTTTACATTCTTGTTTAGGTTTGTTGGTTTTTGGATCCATTACTGGCTTACCATCTTTATCCTGTAGGTTAACGCATACTTTACGTGTTTCAGATGTCTTTTCTTCAGCATAAACTGATGAGAATATTAAACCTACTGCTAATAATATCGTTAGAAAATATTTCATAATCTCTCTTTAACGTTCTGGCATTGGCGGTTGAACAGGCATTGGTTTGCCTCGACTGCTATTATTGACTTGTCCCCATTGATCCATTTGCGTAATTGGTGGGGTATTAAATCCAAATGTTGATGTATTAAAATTATTATTAGCAAATGGCATAGTCTGTTGAGATGACTGGGGCGGTTGATAGGTTGTTCCAATATTAGTTGGTAATTGGGTACTTCCACCACTAACACCGTTTAATTTTTCTTGGGTACGTCCCCATGTTGCTAAACCTAGAACAGCTCCCATGGCAATATGATATAACCCAGCGCCTTGTAGAGTTAATGGTTGCCATTGCATCTTAACTTCACCACCACCAATCATTTGTACTATAGACCACAGTATAGGGAAGATAACAAAATCAGTTATACAAGTAGCCATATAAGACCACCCCATCATAGGACGCCATTTGGTGTTTAACCAATCTTCTTTACGCTTTTCGCTTTCGCTCATCTTGGCGTATTCTGCTGCTGTGGTCATTATATTATCCTAATAAGCATAATTTGTTTACTATTGACAACGACCGCCCGTAAATGTTTGACCTGCTGGACAGGCTACATTATTAGTTGTAGTGGTTGTATTGGTTGTAGTAGTTGTGTTAGTTGTGCCTGTTAGTTTATCAGAAATATTATTCACAACATCTTTATTAGCATTGACTAACGTAGTGATATTAGTAGTTGCCTGATTACCTAATGCTTGTAGTGTAGCATTGTTAGAAGTATTAATATTGGTAATAGTAGTTAGGCTGTTGTTAGTAGCAGTATTAACACCTGTAATACCTGCTGTACCTAAAGTAGTTGTAGCAGTCAAACCTGCTGTACCTACATTAGTAACTGCTGTTAGTCCTGCTTGGGCAGTATTGTTTACACCTGTAATACCTGCTGTACCTACATTAGTAACTGCTGTGAGTCCTGCACTAGTAGTATCTTTCATAGCATTAAATCCTGCTATGCTAACACCTTGTAGTGCGTTAAATGCTGCTGTGCCTTGCGAACTTATAGCATTAAAACCAGCAGTGTTACTGGTGAATCCACTGGCAGCAATATTACTATTAGCAGTATGTCCTGCTGCGTTCATATCTGTAAATGCTTTATTTGTGCTAATGGCTATAGCGGCCTGGTTATCACTTTGACGCATGGCCACAGCACTATTTCTTTGTACGGTATAAAGTTGTGTAAATGTTGGTAACAACACACTAGTCCATTTAAGAGCAGTGTCCCCGAATGTTTCTGGAGCAGCGACCTGTTGTGGTTGTCTTTGTTGTCCACCTCCCATCTGTATGCTTAATACAGCGGCTACTCTAGCAGCACTGTCGCCATTTTTAGCGATTTCAGCAAGGGCATTGTATCTTGCTGTCTCTGCCACAGCATGGGCTTGTGCTATTTTTGCCTGTGTTTCAGCATAGAGTTGATAGTTACTTGGGCCAGTAGCAGCACAACCTGCTAGGGCTAGTACGGGTACGAGAGCGATTAGTTTAACGTTCATTTCTTTTTCTCCCAAAGATTTTTTTGTGTTCTATACCATTCATTCCAGCCTTCATTTTTTAGACTACATTGATAGTAAAGAGTATAGTTATCTACTATGGATTTTAACAAGTCTGTTATGGCCACTTGATCACCCTCTATTTTTTTCAAATCAGGACAGGACTGTAATAGAGTTTGATCTTTTTGTTCTGGCCATTTTTGTTGAACAGGAATAAACCTATTAAACATTCCACATCCTGCCAGACTGGATACGAGAAGAACAAATATTAGTTTTTTCATTTTTGTTCTCCTGCTTTAAGTTTATTAGTGGATGCTTGATTAATTTGATCAATAATAAATTTTGGAACAACTGGACAATCTTTTGAATTTTTGACCAGTTCTTCTATTTGTTGTTCGTACTTGGCTTTTTGTTCTGCGTTCATAGATTCGTATTTTTTACGTTCTTCATCACCTAAATTCTCAACCACAATCTGTGTTACAGTCTTTGTGCCACCAGGCTGACTTCTAGCAGCCGCTATAGCCTGACCAAGTTTATTAGTAAGTTCTTTTTGTTTTTGGTTAGCCTCTTCTAATAAGCGTCTTTTATCTGCATTTTCCTTGGCTAACTTTTCACTGGCTTCGTCGGCAAGTTTTTCTTTAGCAGCAATCTCTGCTTCAGCCTTTTTAATACGTTCTTCCCAGATATTATTGATTTCAGTGCCACCATACATAAACACACTGCCCAATATTACTAAACCACCTATTGGTTTGACCAATGTCATATAAGGACGTAGATGAGGAATATGACTAAAAATACTGGCAAAGAAAAATGCTGCGAATCCTACACCCGAACTAACTAACCAAAACCATCCGGGTAAGTTGAGTAAAATACTGGTGATGATCCATTCTATCATTATGATACTCCAAATACGTGTAAGGCGTGCTTATAATGTTTTTCACGATCTGCTAGGCCAATAGTGCCGCCATTAATTTTCTTAGTTAATGTTAGTATATCTCCCTGGTCTGCCCAGGTATTTAGTTTATTCATTTCCCAAAAGAAACAACCACTTTGTACAGCGCCTTCAAATGTTTCCAAATATTCACTGGCTTCTTCTACAGGAATATCCAAACTACCAGCAAAAAATGTATAATTATTTTTACCTGTTAATTGAATAAGCCCTCTGCCACAATATCTAAAACCATCACCGCTTGCTTCGTCTCCATTGCCCATACGATTAGCATACACACGATTAGCAATTTTTTCTGGATTATTAGCATAGGCAGCAGCAGTGGCATCATCTGGAAAGTATTTAGGAAACACTTTGCGTAGGCTGGCTGCTCTATAGTTTAAGTTTTCCTTAAGGAATTTAAACCCACCACTCTCATGGGCACATTGAGCAATAAATGCTGCTACACGTTGTGGTGTATTAATTTCATATTCTGGAAGGATTTGACTTAATGCGTTGTACCAATATTCCACATAGGGATTACCAGGTATCATCTGTTTAAGTTGCTCTTTGGTAAAATCAAAAGTAAAACTCATCTCGCTCTCTCCAATACTAGTGCATGTCCCTCATTTTCTAGAATAAAGTCATCACCTATTTTTGTTATGTTGTAGTTTCCTAAATATTTTGTTAAAAAAATACTTTCGCTAATTGCTTTAGGACCAACATCAATACGTCCATCTAGTCGCTCGTAAACTTGTTTAATTGTGCCAAAATCTTTTATTTTCATCTGTAGACTTTCGGCAAACATTTTAGTAAACCTAATATCATGATCTAGCATTTCAATATTATCCAAGTAGCTTTGTGAAAAGAAATTACTAAAATTATTAAGTCTATTTTCTTTAATGCTTATTGTATATGCTTCTTTATCTAAAGGTACAGTATTTCTAATATTATTATCATCAGCTGGTTGTGTTCTAAAACTTTTATAATACCTAAATCTAAAATTTTCAATTCCTGTTAATTTTTTAACAGCGTCTAATATAGTGATTATTCTTTCTGGAGCATGTTTATTACGCTCTAGTTCTACGAATACTTTATATTTTCCAGTGTCAATAGGCCCGTCTGTAGCATCAGCATCCACTACCCAGTCATAGCCAAGCTCTAAAAACCTTACTAAATCATCAGCAGGTTCTTTATCATCTACATTAAAACTGATTACGATCATTTTGCTATCGTCACCAATTTTACTTTTATAACTGTCTATCTCAATTACGCTACTTACTAAAAATTGTAGATCATTGGCCATTAATGTTTCGTTGAGCATTACATTGGTGCTCCTGCTGCTGGTGCTGCTGGGACTCCTGCTGCTGGTGCTGCTGGTGCCATTCCTGGTTGAGCTGGTGGTGCCATTCCTGGTTGAGCTGGTGGTGCCATTGGAGCAGGTTGTTGCTGTTCTTTAGTATCACCCTTACGTTCTTCTCTTATCCGATCCATATAACTATTAAAAATATCAAATACTAATTTTTTGGGCATTAGTATTTTAACGACCCATACTGGATGTGCATCAAGTTTGCCCTTTTTAGTGCCTGGTCTGAAATCATCTGGGCTACGTATTTTACGTGGTTCAACCATTTCATCCCGTGTAAACTTAACTTTACAGCCTATTTCCATAAGACGACGAGCACCATCTGGATCAGGCATTTTATTCTTAGGCCACATGAATTCGGCACTGACCCAATGCCTACTAATTTTAGGGCCACTGAGTAGCTCACCGTCTAACCAGTTTTTATACACATAGATATCCATTTCATCCAATACACGTTCAAAGTCTTTAAGTACAGCAAGACTGCTATTATTGTTATAGATAGTATCTACGTTGCGAATAACGTCTAAAATGTCTTTCATAATGTGCCCAGAATTTACTATATTATTTATCGTGTTAGAATTTTAGTGTAACCTTATGATTATCCTGTAGAAGATTAAATAAAATTGTAGGACCTCTGTAGATATCGGGCGGTACTACATGTCCTACTTTTCTAAGTAGGAGTTACTGGATGAGCAGAAGAGTGAAAAAACGCTTTACCTCAAATGTGAATGTGATAGATTTTGCCACATTTATTCCCCAAAAAAACTGTAGGGTACACTTGTATCCTCGAAATGAAACCCAAAAATCATATATACAAAAACTTCAAAATGAAGATAATAGTATACTATTTGCTATAGGACCAGCAGGTACAGGTAAAACTTTACTGGCAGTTCAAGCAGGGATTAAGTTTTTTCAAGAGGGCAAAGTAGATAAACTCATAGTAACAAGACCCGCCGTGAGTGTAGATGAAGACTTGGGTTTTTTGCCAGGCACGTTAAATCAAAAGATGGAGCCATGGACCAAGCCTATATTTGACGTTTTAGGAGAATATTATAGTCAAAGAGATATTGTAGAAATGTTAAGTGAGGGTGTGATTGAGATCAGCCCTTTGGCCTATATGAGAGGGCGCACATTTAAACGTGCCTGGATCATAGCCGATGAGATGCAGAATGCTACAGCAAATCAAATGAAAATGCTACTGACAAGATTAGGAGATCAAAGTCGCATGGTAGTCACAGGTGATCTGGCACAAGCAGATAGACTTGAGGACAATGGGTTGGTCGAATTTTGCAACCTACTCGGGAAACATAAACGAACAGAGCATATCGATATCGTTAGATTTGAAGCCAAAGATATCGAACGCCATCAAGCCGTGAAGGAGGTGTTATCAATATACGGTGATTAATTAACTGGCTCGCCTTGGGCGTCTACTTCTATCCAGCTGTAGTCGCCCAGCCATTTAACACGAGTTATATACTCGTACTCTTTAGGTGATGCTGTGGACCAATCATCGGGTCCATGCATACTCAATCTTGTACATTGATCCTTATTGTCGTACAAGAGCCAATAAGTTTTCCCATGAAAAATCTGAAACTGATATTTGGCTGCGTGTACAGCATCAGTAACTTCTAGCCTACGTTTGATCTGATCTGCCTGCTTTTGTAGCACTGCCACAAGATCCATAATACGTTGATATTCTTGTTGGGCATGTAGGCGTGCTACATTAACCATTAAGTCCTTTTGTTTTTCAATAGGGATCAGATCAAACTTTGGAGCACCTATATCTGTAGGGTAAGGAGTAACATTCTTATTAAAGAAGTTAATTAATCCCCCACCAATTTCTGCATCGTAACTGGTTCTTCCTTTAGCACTATTAGGTTTATCAGTCTGTGACATGTGCTAATTTTATAAGTGTGGCCGCTAGGTTAATTTCTGGATCTTGTACTAGAGTATGATCAACTAATCCTTGTTTAATGATTAAAATTGCTTTTTCTTGTTGGGCATCGTTACCGAATAAGTTTATATTCTCATATAACCAACGATAGATACTGACCATTTCTTCAGGTCTGGCCTGACTACATAGTAGTTTTCTTGCCGATTTAATATCACCTTTTTGAAAAAGTTCTACCATTTCTAATTTATAATCTGGCTCAATACTATCATTATCATTGGGTGATTTAAGGATTTTATCTATACTATTCATTTGTAATGTATTAATACATTTTCTTAAATCTGGAAATGTCATTTTAACAATTTTATCTAATGATTCCAAATCAAAAGTTACATTTTCTTCAACTAATATGGTAGCAGCTCTAGCAGTGAATTCAGTTTGATCAATCTTTGGAATGTGAAATCCTTGGCAACGACTATGTATAGCTGGAATAATTTTATTAGGGTAATTACATGTCAAAATCATCCTGGCAGTTTTATGGCATTCCTCCATAACACCTCTAAGGCTTGCTTGAGCTTCTGGAGTTAGATAGTCTGCTTCATCTAGTATTACAACTTTGAACTCACCATAAGGAATTAGATTAACAAAATTTGTAATTTTTTTCCTAACTTCTTCAATGCCACGCTCTCTACTAGCATTAATTTCTAATACATCCAATTGTGGGATGTCTAGTTCATTAATCAGTATTTTTGCTAGTGTAGTTTTTCCGATCCCAGCAGATCCGCTGAATAAAAGATGTGGAATAGTTTTTTGTTCTACCCATGATCTGGCTTGCTCTTCTTGCTGAGAATCTCTAAATACATATTCATTCAGAGTTTTAGGCCTGTATTTTTCAGTCCAAAGTTCTTTCATACTTACCTCTTAAAGATTGATTTAATTGCAGTAAGTAAATTATAAAATCTTAAGTGATGAATGTCAAGGAAACTTGGATGATGTGGACAACGACCTTGCTTAAAATCACATTGGATAGTGTAAGGTCGTCTACAAATATTACACTTAAATGTCGTTTGGTCGCTCATCTGCCACGGCCAAAATACAATCATTATCAATTAATCTAATCACTTGTTCTGTACCATCTGGTGACTCAACATTAATACCTCTAGTCCATCTACCATGTTCTACAAGTACCCATTCGCCTACTTGAACATGATTTTGTTCTTCACCAATAGCGTAAATCTTACCCCATCTAGGTCTAATACCTTCTGATTTTCCATCGTCATTAAGTAAAAAAATACCATTAGTAGTTGTTCTACTGTCAAAATCCATATCACTGACTAGAACTCTATCTCGTATAGGAGTGATTTTACCTTTTACCATATTATTCCTTTGTTTGTCCTGTGTAGTATTCTTCTTGAATATCTTCTCTTTTACGTATGATTTTTCCGTTGGGACCAATTTCGTCCCCTCTAGCATTTACTTTAGCATTGCCTACAGCTAAGTTCATTTCATTTTGATTACGCAGTTTTTCCATATCTACTTCTTTACCCTGCATACTTCTATATACTTGTTTTGTTGTCATAATATACTCCTAAAAAATTATTTATCTTAAAAAATCTTTCCAATCTAAATTGTATTTAATAGGGTCAATTTTATGTACACCTATTAAGTATAACACATAACTGCTTACACTACTACCTCTACCTACTCCCCAAACGATATTTTTTTCTCTGCAAATATCGACCATATATTTCAACCATCGCAATATATCCATCATATTACGATTTTTAAATTCATCTAGTTCTTCAGTTATTCTTATATTATTTTCATCCCAGGGAGGAATTTTATTATATATCCAATTTTCAATATCAAAATCTTTATACTCTGCAGGTAGAAACCATTCAGCTTTACATATATTGTCAAATTCTTCTATGCTTAATTCATAAGCATATTCTGGTATATTTTTAATATTATACCCGTTTAGGTGTACATATGATTCACAATATACTTTATCTATCAAATCTAATTTTTTTTGATAGATAAGTTCTAATAAATCTTTTTCGTTGTATATAGGATTGCCGAATTTATCTATTCTCATATACACATTTTAGTTTACTTTAATTAGATTGTCAAGTCCTTCTTGTTTATCAAATTGTTCGTTATAAATTTTATTCCTTCTATTTGCTAATTCTTCTCTGTACATACTAATAACTATAGAAATCTGGTATTTTAAGTCGGCATTGTTGGTCATAAAATATTTTTTTGTCAAATCATTAAGTTTCTTTTCTAAATCTGTATCATTGATATTAGTAAAATCTACAAATGGATTGATCATATGTAACTCCCCAAATATTTAATAAAAACTTCTTGGCCTCCTCTGTAGCTGGATACATCAAATAAGTGTTCATAATCTGAATATACGTTTGATATATCTAAATTTACATAAGGCTTCAAATACCAACCACCAAAAGTGGCATCATAGACCCAAGGTGATCCTTGAGTATATGACTTAATTAAGCCGCCTAAATCAGTGGCAAAGTTAATTTTATAGTTTAATGTTTCTGCATCAGTGGGTGAAAGTTTGAATTGAATTATTAATTTCAAATGATGAAACTTGTTTATATTAGAAACAGTTTGTGGCCAATTAGTAAATCGAATTGTGGTATTACCAATACAGCGTACTTTATATACTGCTGCTTCGGTTACATTAAGCAGTATTAACTGATCTGTGGGAATACCCCTATCTTTATATAGATAGCTGGTATTGTTTAATATTAAATTTTCTATTATTTTACCGTTAATATTATTATCTGTATTATTCTTTACAGTGTCGTTTTCTAAAACAGTTATTTCTGTTTTGGCGACATTAAGAGCATTTTTAATCACACTGAAGTTACTTCTAAATCCTTGACTATTATTATCTTTTCCCTGTACTGGAAAGCTCTCATCAATATCTGTGGTGTTGATATTACTCATACGCTTGCCTCTTGATCCTTGAATACCACATATTTATCGTTACCATATCCAATAACATTGTCTATAATATACCTATCAACATAATAATCTAAGTCTTTAAAATCAAAATTAGTTGTTCTTTGATAGTTTTCTATGTTTAGCATTATATCATATGACATGTTTGGATTACAGTAACATAGGGGGATAGCTAGGGTAAATCCTAATTGCTGTCTATCATCTTGGAAACTACGCATCCAAAGCGGTAAAAAAGTTTGTTCTGTTATTAAGGTATTACCGTCCCAACCTTTATGTGTTTTAATCCTATTTCGCCAGTTATAAACTGTACTTGGGTATCTCTTAGTCTGATTAGGATCACTTACAGTAATATTGGTTCTGTCAATACTAATATTTTCAAAGGGTCTTAATAAGAACGGTTCTTTTTTGGTAATGTAAATATCTTGCCCGTCAGCCTTCCAAATATAGTTGCTGACCCCAGTGTTTAATTTTTTGATAGATTTAGCGGGAGTAGATGTTACTAGAGGTAGATGCCTATCTTTAAAATCTAATGGATCTATCATTTCTACATATATGACTTCGTACTCTAGTAGATTTGTATCAGGATCATAGGCTTTAGCTGTTTTGACTTGGCCAAATCTAAATCTTTTTCGTTTGTGATTTAGACCTACTATACTGATATATTCTTCTATATTCTTAGTTTCTATACCTGCATACATGAGCATTTTTAAATCTTTTCTCACACCAAAGTTAGGATCATTGGCCCTATATAAATGTGTTTGGAAAAATATACTACCGTCATTCATTAATCTTTCAAACAAGCGTCTTTTATCTTCTGACATATAAGTTTTGACATAGATGTTGCTAAACAATCTATCATTAGGTGTTTCTATGTTTAAGGTAAATTCACGATCAACTGAGCTGTATTCTAGTTGATCTTGAGCTCTTACTGTAAATCTAAAGGTTTTATCAAATAGTGTTGCTCCACCGTCAAATATTTGGTTGGTGATTAATTCACCTTCTTTTCTATCAAAGAAGGTAGTCAGACCTTCTCCAGTATATTGTTTAATAGTGCCTGTTATTTCACCCGAACTTTCTAATGTAAGACCTGATGGTAAAGCACCGCTCAATAATTTATATTCTATATTAGGTACTGGAATCGTACTTCTTGCTACTATTTTCTTCATACTAACATAATTAGCAGCTATACTACCCAAATTACTACCCGTTTCCCAATATAGATTACTCTTTCTATCACCAATAACTCTTAAACTAAATGTTCTAGTAGCAGACGAACTCTCATTATCATTACCAAATCTAGTGGCTGTTACACTGAATTTATAATCTAAGTATATGTCATTTTGATATGGTAATATACCAAATATTTCACCTGATGTTATATCTAGTTTTAGTCCAGGTGGTAACACACTTAAAGAACCGCTTTTAATTTGTCTATTGTTTGGAATAGTGAATGCCAGAGGACTATCAATAGTAAGTCTATATTCCTTTGGGCCTATTGAAAACACATTTTTTATTTTATAAATTTTCTTTAATTGAGTATCAATCAGTCCAATAAAACTTATATATTCGTCAATTAACGGTAACTGCGTAGGGTTTTTTATAGTGACAAACATACTATTTTCAATATTGTCTGTTGACGTTTTAGTAAATGTTGTCAGTGTTTTTTCACTTTCTTTTATAAAAGGTTCAAAATAATATTGAACACTAAAATAGTCTATTACGTCATATATATCTAGTTTAATAATATGATAGTTATTTGATCTTATTATACCTAAATCAGGAGGAGTTCTCCAAAATGGTATTCTTAAACTACTGGAACTTGCGAGGTACGTATTTGTTCCAACAAGCATGATAGTATTATCAGCTCGTAAATAATCTTCACCTACAACATATATTCTAAATTTTCTTTTGACATATGTGTCACCATCAGTAATTGTTACATAGAATTCGTAATTTCTATTCAATTTACGGGCTCCTCGAAATGGAGCACTGTAATCAAAGGTTATAGTATCAAAGTTAAAACTATCATAACCATTATCTGACTTTATATTGAAATCGAAGCCAAAGCTATCATATCCTTCTATATCAAAATTTCCGCTGCGTAATTCAATAGGTATTGATAGTAAAGGGTCAATAAATCCTTTAATAAGACCATTTCTGTCCATGGTCAATCCTGGTGGTAAGTATCCTTCGCTATCATCAATAAAAAAATTAAGTTTTTGTCCAGGAGCAGTATCTAGGTCAAAGGCTTCAATTTGAAATTCTACTGGGCTTGAATCCAATATAAAGAAAGTATTATTGGGTCCTATGGCCAGTAAATTTTCAGGTGTTACTATTACAGGTATATCTGGACCATCTATGGTTATTGAGAACGTTCTGTCACTTATTTCATTTGTGATAATGTTTTTGGCTCTTATAACAAATACATAGTCTGTTGATCTAAAAACTTGGAAAGGAGTTCCTTCTATAGTTACTGTTTTAAGTAATAGTCCCTCAGGAAGCCTACCTGATATTATACTAAATTTTGTGTTTAAAAGTTCTTGAACAGTGAGGCTGTTAAGAGGTAATGGAATAGAGGTTGTTAATCCTTCGGTATAAGTGCCCAGACTTGCACCTGATTTTTTATTCCAAATATCCAAGACCGCTCCTCCTATAGTATATTTATAGGTTTTTAGGGCATTACTATTCCCGAGCCTTGTTCTTTTTCTCTAACCTGAGGCATAAAGATATTACTGCCTCCATATGGCAGAGCTGTTCCTGGTAATATGCTTAGATTAAGATCATTCATTTTAGCAGCTAAAGGAAAACTTAGTTGATCTCTGCTACTACTTTGTACTATAATATCCCACCAATTTAGCATAGCAGCCTGTACTTTTGGATTATTATGATAGATAAAACTAGTCATTTCATACAGTCCACTACCACTGGGCCAATTACATCTACGTAATATATCGTGAGTAGCATTTAAACATTCTACAGTTTCAAATCTACTTAATGCTACTATGTGTAGTTCTTCATATATACAGCTTCTTCTAGCATGTCTAAACACACCCATATCACCGTCTTTTAGATAATCTTTGATAATGGTTTTAGGATCAGTTTTTACCTCGCAATAGTGATCGTGCCAGATATAGTAATCATAACCAGGTACCATTAGGAATCCTAAGATTTTAGGCAATTTTACATTTCTGCGAGCTGCATATATTGGATCTTTACTGAAATTGATCAATGATCGTTTTTGCCAAACTTTAAATTCGTCTGGTTGATCAGTAAAAGCATAATAATCCACGCCTTCAAATCCCCCGTTACTGGGATCATGTATTTGTGATTTGAGTCCTGATAATCCTGTAATAACTGCTATCTTCAAGCATAACCTCCGTCAATGACATTACCTGGTTCAATTATATATATCGTTGAACTTGATCCGCCATCAACGGTTACGAAAGAAGATCCTACTACACCTGCTACCCATTTATCCCCATCAAATACTAGACTTTGACCACTTGTTGGCATAGTTATTTCTACGTCATTTAAATCATCTAAATTATGATTGGTAATATCACTGACTTGGCCTTCTAATAAAGGAGTCTTAATACTTGTATTGACTTCAAACTTTTTACCAGTGGGTAGGCTCATTAAAACATTATTATTACTGAGTAAATTTTTTCCATTTATATTTAAGTTACCACCTAAGGTAGGATTTGTATCCTCAGCTAGATTAGTAGGTATAGCTAGTTTAAGTAAATCAAAATTGTAGATTACTTTAGCGAAAGCAGTACGTAGATCATCACCAGTACCATCATTAGCATAGCCACCTAAATTAATTTGTTGTAAAGATATATCTGCCATAATGTATTTCCTAATTAACTATTACCTATGTGTAACACTGTGACGTAAACACCAGCCGCCGGAGGCGTAGTAAATTGTAAATATTTTCCGTTAGGATAAGGTGGGCTGGAACCTACAAAACCACTATTCACTAGAGTATAATCAATACCTGGAATCTGATATACTCGATCAACATGTACCATAACATGTCTCTCACTAATTGCTGGGATACCCCCATATCCAACTATGGGACCAAAATATACTTCAATTCCATTAGTATATGTGGCAGAAGGATCTGGTGCGGCGGGTACTCCAGCGAAGTTTTGTTGTACTATATTTTCTGGCTCACGTGGTCTAAGTTGTCGCCATACACCACTCATCAAAACTTCAAGTGCTGTTTCATCTGTATTGTATCTAATTAAACCATTCTGTGGTAAATTATCTAAAAATGGTCTTTGTAATGTCGTACCAGTAGGTAGAGACAAATACCCTGTACTGGTGTTCGATTTATCTGAAACCGTAGGTAGAAGATTAAATTCTCTTTCAATTAATATGGGATTAAGTATTTCTCTACTTGTATTGAAGGTAGTCAAATCTGAAGTTGTATCAATACCAAGATATATAATACCATTAGCTACATCATCTAATCTGTATTGATTTATTACAAATATAAAAGGACTAGTAGAACCTGTAATTGTATAACTGCCTAATACTTTTTCTATTATTTTAGTGCCAGGAATAATACTTCTAATATAGCGCATTACATGATAATCGTTTAAATTAATTGTATTATTAAAAGTTATTTTTATAAAGGCAGTTTTATTATTAAAAATACTCAGTGTTGGTCTTAATATTAATATTTGATTTATGCCAAAGTTAGCTGTAAAACTGGCTTCTCTTGATTTTATTCCGTTAATAGAATAAACTGTTGTAATTGTTTTTAGTAGCCCTAATTCATAATCTAATTTAATTTTATGTTCCCAACCGCCAATACTATCATCCTCAACATAGTAGATACCGTTATCATTTTCTATATTAGTATTTTCAGCATGAGTTGGACCTATAAATAATTTAGCAAATGGACTAGTAGTTTGACCAATTATTTTACTGCCTAAACTTAAAGATTCGCTAGTTGGAAAAAGACCTTGAGCTGTCGAATCTATATTTTGTATTTGAGTTCCCTGTGTACCTTGACGACCTTGTATACCTTGTGGACCTTGTGATCCTTGAAATCCTTGTACACCTTGTACGCCCTGTACGCCCTGTACGCCCTGTACACCTTGAATACCTTGAATACCTTTTGGACCTTGTATACCCTGTATACCCTGTTCACCAGTTATACCCTGTGGACCGTTGCTAGGCCCTTCGAATCCCTGTATACCTTGACGACCTTGATGGCCCTGTGCCCCATCGCTAGGCCCTTGAAATCCTTGGTTACCTTGCATGCCTTGAACTGATAAAATATCCCAATAATCATCATTAAGTAACCCATTTATTTCTACAGGTAGTTTATTTGTCGCAGGAATAGGATTTATATAGATATAACTATTACCATAATAAAAGACTACATCATTCTTAGCATAAGATTCTGTTGGGACCCATTGACCACGCCAATTAAATCCAAGACCTTGAATACCTTGTGCTCCTTGGATACCTTGTGCTCCTTGTATACCCTGCATGCCTTGTATACCCTGCTGGCCTTGTATACCTTGAAAAACTGCTGATCCATTTGTACCCTGTACACCTTGGACACCTTGGACACCTTGTCCACCCTGTACACCTTGTCCACCCTGTACACCTTGTCTACCTTGTACGCCTTGACCACCCTGTACACCTTGTACGCCTTGTCCACCTTGAACACCCTGTACACCTTGTACACCTTGTACTCCTTGTGCCGATATAATATCCCACCATTCGTCGTTTATAAGATTACTTCCGTCTATTATTGGAAGTATTGGTGGAACAGAAACAGGAATTGGTTTTTTTGCAATGTAGGCATTGCCTTGATAAAATACTATTTCAAATAATTTATAATTTTTATCTGAATCGTAATTACCAATCCAATTTAGCGATGCTCCTTGTATGCCCTGAGTACCTTGTATGCCCTGAGTACCTTGACGACCTTGTGATCCTTGTCCAGCATATTCTCCGGCTATTCCTTGTATACCTTGATTACCTTGTATACCAAAATTTCCTTGTATACCTTGTTCTCCTTGTATACCTTGTATGCCTTGATTACCTTGTATACCCTGATTACCATCTATGCCTTGGATACCTTGGATACCTTGGAACACAGCTGATCCATTTGTTCCTTGTGTACCTGTAGCACCTTGAATACCTTGTAGACCTTGTACACCTTGGATACCTTGTACGCCTTGATCACCTTCATTACCTATGAATCCCTGTACACCATCATCGCCTTGTATACCTTGGAATCCTTGAAAGCCCTGTAGGCCCTGTATACCTTGGAATCCTTGAAAGCCCTGTAGGCCCTGCATACCTTGTAGCCCCATTGTTGCTACATATGGTAAGTCATTCCAAGCACCTATACCATTACCTATTTTTAATCTTTGAAAATCAGTTTCGTATCCTGGTTCCCCTGGAGATAATATAGGATTACCTATGTTCCATTCTGATGCCGTGCCCCTTCGTATTTGTATTTTTGATGCCATAGTTGATTATGTTAATCTAACATAAACTCCCCCAAGTCCATCGTACCACTGACCGCCAATTGGTACGCCTGCAACTCCAGCAGCAGCTGAGTCTACAAATGGCCCAGGAATTACAAAATTACCTACAGATTTTATTATTTCTATTTTGGTAAAATTAGTTGTACTTGCTGCCGATGCATCAACAGGAATCGTAAAGGTAGTTTTACCTACAGCAGAACCTAGACCTTTATAATAGTTTATTACTTTTACATTACCGGTCTCATCGGCAAGAATATCAAATTTTGATCCAGGGCTACCACCACTCATCGTAGCACTCAGTGTAAATGTACTGGCTGTTTTAGTTTTAACATAGTAGGTAGTATTAGGTAATACACCCCCCAAGCCAGTTATAAACTGTACTGGCCCACCTATAGTCATCCAACTAGTACTTGAAGCTGTAAATTCGTCATTGCTTGCTGTAGCCTCAGTCACTGAAGATCCGCTATAATTTACCCCACTCACTAATCTTGGAGTTATTGAAGAATCTGATCTAGTACCAATAAAATAACTGCCTATGGCCATTGAGTCTAAAATTTTAAATAAATCTGAATTATTATCCACATCAGTAAAGATTATATTACTAGCAGTCCATGTCACGCTAGCAACTAAACTGGCTGTTACATCAATAGTTTTAGATAATTCTAAAAGATTAGTAGGTCCTATACTTACTTTACTATTACCTAAGTACATGGACTCGGCACTTAGATATATACTTTTAAATTTATATGTAGGACTACCTATGTTTATTGTTTCATTGTTAGTAGGTATAATATCTTGACTAATCACTTCCAAAGCATTTCTACCCTGTATACCTTGTACTCCTTGATTACCTTGTACTCCTTGATTACCTTGTATACCAAAATTTCCTTGTATACCCTGTCTACCAGCGATACCCTGTATACCTTGTGCCCCTTTAGGGACAAATATTTCCCAATCGTTTGGATTTGACCCTGGTACTATACTACTATTATCATTTACACAGATCCAGGTGTTGCCGTCATATTGTACAATATCATTAGCATCATAATCAAGATTAGTATTCCATTCTTTTTTAAATCGATATCCTACGCCTATGGGCCCCTGATCACCATCTGCTCCTTGTATACCTGGTGGTCCTTCATTGCCTATGATACCTTGAAATCCTTGAGGACCTTGAGGACCTTGTATACCTTGACCTATGATACCTTGAAATCCTTGAATGCCCTGTAATCCAGTGCCTCTTATTCCTTGTATACCTTGAACCCCTTGACCACCCCCACTTCCACCTCCACTTCCACCTAGATTTAGATATGGTAAATTATTCCAATCGAGCACATTGTTACCAATTTTTAATTTTTGGGTATCTGTTTCGTAACCTAATTCACCTAATGCTAACACAGGATTGGCACTGACCCATTCTGCTGCTGTACCCCTGCGTATTTGTATTTTTGAAGTCATATATTACATCCTTGTGCATATTTATCTATAGCTTGATATAGTCATAATCCTATTACATTGTGATAGCTTTGACTTTGAATTCAACATTAGCAGATCCCAGTACAGTGGCATTTAATTTTAACTTAGAATCTATACTATCCCAAGCAGCTTGTACACTAAAGAAAGGATTAGTGCTAGTATGTACTATGGCATATGTTACAGATTCTAATGTATTATCAGCTTTTTTAACAATTAATACTTCCATAGCCTGTGAATTAGCAGTAATACTATTCTCTATTCCGTTGACCAATAACTTAGCTACAGTATTTGTACTATTGTTATCTATCCAAATTACTCCCGTTCCGCCAATATTTAAAGAGTTATTTGTTACATTAATTTCACCAGATAAACCTTGGATACCTTGGATACCTTGCATACTTTGGATACCCTGTATACCTTGTTCACCTTGTATACCTTGTAGTCCTTGTATACCTTGTAGTCCCTGTATACCTTGTAGTCCCTGTGTACCAACTTTAGGTATTTGTACAACCATCTGATTATATATAGTATTGCTTATTTCTATACCAAAAGATAATAAAGGATGTATACCATCTGGGGATGATCCTACTGGTATTGAAAGAACTCTAGGATTAGCATATTTCAAACCTAATGTTGTTGCTTTGGTAATGATTCCAGAATTAATAGCACTGGCAGCATTTTCCATAGTACTGGTATAAGATGTAGCCCCCCCAAAGCCTAAATTACCTGCTGTACCATCTACACTAGCAGGATTGACCCCTAAGAGTATTACTTCAATGCCTCTATTAACAGCAAAATCAATTATTGTTTGAATATTATTCAAAGTTGTTGTAGAGTTTTGTATCAATACAGCGTCGGCTAAACCATATCTTAAAACAATTTTAGCTGGCTTATTGTCTATGATCCATTGAGTTATCGTAGATGATGAGCCAAAAGGATTGGTTAGTCCTGGTCCTACATAGGTTTGAATCCCAGTTAATGCTTCATCAGTGGTCATGCCACCTCTAGAAATATTGACAACTTCATAAGCAGGATACAATTTTTCTATTGTTGATAAAATACTGCCAGTTTGATTACCTTCATAATCTGCTGTATTTGTTGGATCTCCGCCAGCAGTAACTTGTACTCCGCCGTACATGGAAACGCTATCACCAAATACGGCAATTTTTTCGCCACCTGCGCCCTGTCGTCCTTGTATGCCTTGTGTGCCTTGTATACCTTGTGGTCCACCTGCAGGCCCACCAACTCCTTGTATACCTTGTATGCCTTGGCCACCAAGTAGGCCCGTAGGATCCTGTAATTGATCAACACTGGTTACTAGATTTTGCCAAAGCGCATAAAGAGTGATTTCTGTTAATACAGAAGCATTTTTGTCAACAGTAAATGTATATATAGATCCAATATTACCATTTAAATCGGTATATGAGCCAATCGCACCTATTCTGTGGCTAGTAATTTTTAATAATACTGGGGACGCTACAGGAATGGATGTTATTGAATATATATAATCATCCTTTTTAATTTTATTAAATTTTAAAATATCTGCTTCATCGGCTGAATAAAATTTTACTTCTCCGTTTGTGAACCATTCAACTTTACCAGTTATTAAGTTTGAAATACTTAGACTACCATCGGCGGGGAAGAATAATGTTAAATTAGAACTTAAACTAAGTTGATTGGTATCCAAGTATAAATTGCTAAATCTAAATTGAGCAGCTCCAATATTATGTATTGATGATGTGGTAGGAATTATACTGCTAGCCACGGCTGTGAGTGGATCTGCTCCAATACCTGGATAACCTTGAATACCCTGAACACCGTTCGTACCTTGAATACCCTGTATACCTTGGTCACCAGTGATACCCTGTATACCTTGGTCACCAGTGATACCTTGTAGACCTTGGTCACCAGTGATACCCTGTATACCTTGGTCACCAGTGATACCCTGTATACCTTGTTTTCCTTCTGGACCTGCTGCCCCTAATAATCCTTCGGCACCAGTTAAACCAATAGCGCCTTGTAAACCGTCTGTACCTTGAATACCTTGTATACCCTGCTCACCAAGAATACCCTGTATACCCTGCTCACCAAGAATACCCTGTATACCCTGTATACCCTGTATACCCTGTATACCCTGTATACCCTGTTCACCAATTACACCCTGTATACCCTGTTCACCAACTAGTCCTTGTATTCCTTGGCTACTAATATTATTCCAAAAACCTAGATTCGTTGCCCCAATTCCAAATGATGGAACTGATCCAATAGTTGATTGGATACTGGTGTAAACATAACTTGCCCCCTCATAAAATACTATATCGTTGGTAAAATACTCTACGCTATTGTCATAGGCATTTCTATAGTTAAATCTAGTTCCTTGAGGACCTTGTATACCATCTACACCATCTGTACCACTGTTTCCTTGTATCCCTTGTATTCCTATAGGACCCTTTTGACCTTGTGAGCCTTGAATACCTTGAGCACCTTGTTGTGAAAAATAATCCCAATATAAATCATTTAGAATAAGCGGCACGCCAAATAAGGGTGGTTCGTTTATACCAGACGTGTTGTTAACAAATATATAACTGGTGCCTAAATAAAATACTATATCATTTTTATTATAAGTCGTAGTAGAATCATATTCGCTTAGGTAGTTATACCCTACACCCTGTATACCCTGTATACCCTGTCCACCAGTTATACCCTGTATACCCTGTCCACCAGTTATACCCTGTATACCCTGTTCACCAGTTATACCCTGTATACCCTGTTTACCAGTTGTACCCTGTATACCCTGTTCACCAGTTATACCCTGTATACCCTGTTTACCAGTTATACCCTGTATACCCTGTTCTCCTTGTATACCTTGTATACCTTGTATACCTTGTATGCCCTGTCGACCTTCCTTACCAGCAGCACCTTCTCTACTAACAACATTCCAGTGATCTGTGTTTACAAAAAAAGGATTGAATAGAGCAGGTACATTTCCTGTGCTAGCGGTTGTGTTTACATAGATAAAGGCACTACCACTAAAATAAACTAAATCATTTTTACTATATTCTGTGTTGAGATCCCAATCTCCTCGCCAATTAGTACTTAATCCTATTGGGCCTTGTGGTCCTGGTGGACCTATAGCTCCATCAGTTCCTTGTATTCCTGTAGCTCCACTTAGATCTGTAATATAAGTGTAAGTTGTTCCGTTCCATACATATAATTTAGCGTTGTCATCGTCGTTGACATTTCCAGTATCTATTAGAGCAAATTCTCCTGGAGTCATTCTAGTACCATTATCTGCTATGAGATCTGTGAAACTGTTGAATAATCTGGTAATTTTAAAGCCTTGTCCCACAGTTCCTTGTATACCTTGTACACCTTGTATACCTCTACTACCCTGTTCGCCAGTAGTTCCTTTCTGTGATATGATACTCCAAGCACCTGGTGTTACTTCGGGATCAGTGTTTATGTTTTGGGATATGGATATATAGGCACTACCATTGTAAAATACTACATCATAGGGATAATAGTCTGTTGTATTTTCCCAAGGACCTGTCCAATTGAAACCAATACCAGTAAGACCAGTGTCACCTTGTATACCTTGTATACCTTGTATGCCCTGTTCGCCTGTTAAACCTTGAGCACCTCTACCACTTGATGGACTCCAGTAAATAAAATTAGTAACTGGTGGGTCTCCGTAAGCGGGATCCTGACCTATTGATTGAGTTTCAAAAATGTATATATAAGTACTACCTTGATAATATACTACATCATTTTTATAGTAAGGATAAGTTGAATTATATTCACCTCTAAAAATTAAACTAGTACCGCTAGTACCTTGTATACCCTGACCACCGTTTTGACCAGCACGTCCTTGTATACCTTGAATACCATCTACTCCATCTTGTCCACTAGTACCTTGTATACCTTGAACACCTCTGCTTGTCAACAGTGCCCAAAATAGATCGTTGATTATAGGTGGGTCACTGAATGTTGGGTACTGACCATTAGTTGGTGTATTGGCTATGAATATATAACTTGAACCTTCATAAAATACAACTTGATTTAAACTATAGACAGCATCTGGATCAAAAGCTCCCATATAGACAAAACTAATGCCATCTACGCCAGCAGGGCCTGTTGTTCCTTGAATTCCTTGTACGCTTTCACCTGGTAAACCTTGTAGTCCTGTTTCACTTAAGGTTAACAAGCCACTCATATTAGGATCTATAATGTTAACATAATATAATGTATCAGGAGCATTAAGTGGAATAGTAAATTCTATAATCCCAAAATCTGTTCCGTTATTAACTACACCGTTAGCATAGATATTATCTAATCCAGAAGTAGGATTTGTTTTAATAAAAACAGGATAACCAGGTGCATCAACATTGAAATAGTAGGTAAATCCTTTTAGTAGATATAAACTTGCGTTAGGAAATCCTTGTATAAGATATTGTCGGCCATCTGGATCTACAGTAATTTGATAGGTCGGCCCAGCAGTAGTTCCTTGTAGACCTTGAGAACCTTGTATACCCTGTATACCTTGAGATGATTCTCCTTGAACTAGTAGACTATTTCCATCTTGATCCTGTATGTCACCACCTAAGGGTAGTCTAATGACACCAGATTCTGTAAAATCAAATGATACAATTTGCCTATCCCAGCTAGGTACAATACTAACATTTGTATCACCTACTAATATATTTACACCTAAAGGAACTTCATAATAAGGCCATCCTGGAATGGAAACATCAGGAAGTATTCCATCTGGATCTAAAAGACTGCTGGCAGAAGGTGAGCCAATTTGTTTGAGAAGTTCAAAACTTATGCTAATATCTGAATATGGACTTGATGCATTTACATTAAAAGAGCAATCAATAAATACAGGATTAAATTCATCTAATACAGCACTTGGAGTTGTAGTTACAATTAAATCTGTCACCCCAGCATAATCGCTATCAAGACCAAGTTTATCACCGACCACTATATTTTGACATGTTAAATCAGATGGACTATTGGTTTCTGATCTAATAGTTACTGTGCGTTCATTCCAAGCAGCACTTACAAATCCACTGGTATTGCCAAGAGACCCAAACTTTACTCCACCAAGCTCTAGTTTATTATCTTTAACACTTAAAGATTTTTCACCTAGATATAGTGTATTTGAACTTAGATATAGATCCTTAAATTTATTAGTTGGTGAACCTAAATTGTATGTTACATCTAGAGAAGGAATAATGTCTGTTGTGATACTGGAAAGATTACCACCACTGCCACCACCTGGTAATCCTTGCGGGCCTTTCAAACCTTGTATACCTTGTACGCCTTGTACTCCACTGCCACCACCACCTTGAGTTCCTACAAGTATGCCACCAACAGTAGCTCCATCGCCTACATATAGAGTTTTAGTATCAACAGTGTAAATTAATTCTCCTTCTGCGGGAGTAATCGTTAATCTTTCCTCATCTGTTCCTCGTCTTATTCTAAATGCCATTCCTAGCTCCTAAGTATATCACCTGCATCGTAATCGGCATTAGCAGGAATTTGTATGGTTCCGCCGTCTATATCGGCATTGATTAGTAACCACTCTAATTTGTTTGTTGCTATACGTGGAATAATTGTTCCAAAGTCAAAAGATAATAAAGGTATTGAATCTAAATATGCATCTAGCTGAGGTCTCAACAAATTATCGTTATCATCAAGATCTCTTACATCTGTAGGGATAAAAGGACGATTTTCTAAATCAGAATAATCACCACTAAAACCATAATTTAGAGGTTCCCAAGTAAGAGTACCGTCACCATTGTTTTTTAAGTACCCTGGTGAATTAGGAGGAAATTGTGCTTCAGAATTTAAGTATGGTAAATCATTCCATCGACTGGTACCATTGCCAATTTTTAATCTGTTACTATTAATTTCAAAACCAGGTTCTCCCTGCTCTAAAATAGGGTTGGTATTAGGATCTGCCCAGTTTAGGCTATAGTCTCGTCTTAATAATATTTTATTTGCCATATTCGATATTTACCGTATATATTTACCGTTTTATTAATTGATTGTAGTGTTATTGTTGGCATAATTTTATCTCATAATGATTTTAATATTACATAGTTACAGACCACACACTACCGTCCCATACAAATTGAATTGGGAAAGGCCCAAGAGGAGTAGACAAAGTTTGATTAATACTGGCAGTGCTAGTAGATGTATTCCAAGTTACATTTGGTGGATTAGAGACATTTGGTAATCTAATATTATTGCCATTGCCGTTAACTGTAAGAGCAGTAGTACCAAATTTAAGTTCGCCGTCATAAAGTTTAATCCAATCGCCAAGACTTGGGCTAGCCGGTAATGTCATAGTAAATCCTGCACCTGAGGTATATTTAACCCAATATACTTTTCCTGCCACCGCACTCCAATTTCCTGTAATTATCTCGTAAATAGGTTTATCACTTAGATCATTATAACTACCACTAAAGAGGGGTTTAATAAGATTAAACTCAATATTAACTGCTCCGGCATTTTTGTTTTCTGCTACTACTAATGAATAATCTTTAAAACTTGGATTTGGAGCATATATTTGTGAACTAATTGAAACTACTGTGAGAGTACTAATTGATCCTACTGGTGAATCTAATACTAATTTATCGCCTTTTGTTATACTATCGGCAATGGTCTCTGCATTAGTACTAACACTGACTCTAATTGTTACAAGTGTATTTTCATATTGTGTATATGCTACTCCCACTACATTACCTGCCTCACCAAATCTAAAACCCCCCACTTCTAATTTATTACTAGCAATACTCAATGTTTTATCACCCAGATGTATGGTACTGGATTTTAGATAAAGATCTCTAAATCTTTTTGTTGATGATCCTAAGTCATAAGTTTCTGTAGTTGTTGGTATTATATTTTGATCTACAGCACCTAAGTTAGAAGTACTTGGCTCACCTTGACGCCCTTGTACACCTTGTACACCTTGTACACCTTGAATACCTTGACCACCTTGTACACCTTGTACACCTTGAATACCTTGTACACCCTGTACACCCTGTACACCTTGACGACCCTGTACACCTTGTATACCTTGCGTACCCTGCTGACCTTGTGGTCCTGTGGCACCGCCACCTAATACACTAGTACCAGTGCTATCTACAATATCTCCGCCGGCAGGCAATGTCAGTTTGCCATCATCTTTAAACTGCCAAACACTATTTGGTGGATAGAATTTTAAGTTTGCTCTATACGGTACAACCACAGTTTGATCTGCTAGTTGTATTCTATATAAGTTGGTATTAGCAGCATTACCAACTGCTGCTATAGCATATCGTACTCCATTGCTATACATTTCTACAGTCCAACTTGTAGTGATATTAGCATAGTTAGCATAATCAGCCTTGACTAACCATATGACATAATCTGGGTCTGTAGCATCGTTATCTGGATTTTCATTTGATGCTGGAGCATCTATGCCGTAGGGTCTTAGTATTTCTAAATTAGCGGTTTTATCAGATGTAATACTTCCATCGTAGAAACTTACAGTATGATTATTTGTACCAATAACTGCTGGACCGTCTTTACTTAATTTAAAGTACTTACTATCGTCGCCTACATATAGGTCAAATACATTATTATTGTTAGTATCAAAATGTAAGTGCGTTGGGACATCACCACCTCTTACTCTAAAGTATTGTGGTCCAAGTTCCGGTCCAGGGTCTGTTTCAGCACCAGTAGTAAAATCTGGTCCTGGACTGAGTCCTAGTTCATAACCTGTACCCTCTACAACATTAGTTGAAAATGTCACTTGTCCTGTATTAGCAGCACCGCCACCACCAGTATAGGCTGTAGTTTGTGACGTTCCGTCTGGAAATTCTATACCTTCTTCTATTTTAAATTTTGCCATAATTTCTCTCTTATATTGTTATTGATTTAACTTTAAATACTATTTGACTAGCTCCAGGATTTAATGCATTAACTAATATTTTATTATTAATACTATCCCATGATGCAGTCAAAGAATACATATTACTACTGTTTGTATGTATAACAGCATATACTGTTTGAACTAGTGTATTGTCAGATTTTTTAGTTATTAATATTTCACAGCTTTGTGAGTCACCAGCACTATCAACGCCAACAACCATTAGTTTGGCCATCACATCAGCTGTACTTGTGCTAGTCCAAATTATGCCTGAGGTGCCTGCATTTATGGTATTTGTTTCTGAATTAATCTCCGAACGACCCAAGTATTGTAAATTATTCCAAGAAGTCACACCGTCGCCAATTTTTATTCTATTACTAGTTGTATCGTACCCAGGCTCTCCCGATGCCAGTGTTGGATCGATATTATTCCAGTTAGCATATGAATCCCTTCTTAGTTTAATTTTTGCCATATTATGCCTCTCCTCCATCAATTATGATTTCGGCGGTATAGTCTGTAGAGGCACTACCACCGTCTATTTCTAACGTAACTAAAGTTGTGCCTGGAAAGCCCTGTACACCTTGTAAGCCTTGAACACCCTGTACACCTTGTACACCTTGTTCACCAGATATACTTTGAATACCCTGTATTTGATCAGTTATATCAATAAAGTTTAAATTAACCTTTTCAAAAGCTACCCGTATAGGATCACCATTGCCTTTATCTGATATACCTAAATTAACTAATCGCAAAGTCATTACTATTTTCCAACAACTATTTCAATTATTCCTGACTCATCAGTATGTTTTTCCTCTAATGATTTACCTATTACAGTTCCTACACTAGGATTTTGAGATTTAATAGCATGACCAGGTATAGCACTGGTAACTAATATATCACCTTTACGCACACGGCCAATTACTTTACAAGGAACTCTACCAATAAGAGCAATACAAACACTGGTTCCTTTGTCTTTTATTTCTCCGTTCATAATATATGCAGGATTAGTAGTTACTACGCCAGCCACCCTAGTGTCATTAAAAACATTAGTTATTGTAGTTTCGGCTTCACCACCAAAAATTAAAACAGTTCCTGACTCATATGCTTTATCACTTGTGTACCATTCAGCAAGGTCAGCACCAAATGTAGCTTCCATTGAACTTCCTGGAGTTAAAACCCATGTGCCTGTTATTCGCCCAGTAGTAGTGGCATCACCAGAGCTTAGATCAGTTGTGGTTAAATTATCCCCAATTTGTAATTCTTGAATTACATTTCCGCTTAGAACTAAAGGATACTTATTGGCCATTTATTATTCCTTATATTAATGCTATCTTTACTGTGGTATTATCATTTTTTATTATGGTAAACCCATTAACCGTCAATGGTATATCTACAAGAGTTTGATCTCTTTTAAATATAGCAAATTTTGAATTTAACACTCTATTAGCTACAGTAGCGGTGGCAGCATTACCAGTGATATCAATACCCCAGGTGCCAGATGCGTTTTTTCCTGTTGTACTTGGTGCCCCTACAGATTGATAACTAATTTCTATTTCAGTACTACCGTTATATTCAACAGCAGGCTGTGTAGAACCTACACCTGCATTATTTATTTTTAATTTATTAGATACACTTCCTGCCGTTAATGCTGATTGAGCTGAATTTAACGTTACTTTTAATTCCTGATTTTGAGAGCCATCTATACTAACTGACCCAGCGGCATCACCAGTTAAGGTTATAGTTATTGGGCTAGTCCAAATGTCAGCGGCACTGGCTCTAAAGGTTGCGTTGAGCCCTGGACTCCATTGACCTTTGTATGTCACTGGTGTAGCAGCATCGTTAATACCTGTAGCATTTACAAAGCTTAGACCATTTATTGTTGAACCATTAGTAGTAATTGCAGTACCATTTAAATTTCTACTTAAGGTAAATTCTGTGTTACCATTAGTTTGAATTACATAATACGTAGTTGGTGGGCTATAACCAGGAAGTTCTAATGTACCTAAGTTTACACCATTTATAGTGATTCTACTACCTTCAAATAAAACGGTAGGATCACAACTAAATTTTCCACCACCTAAATATCTAACTCCTGTGATTATTGTGTTACCAGATACCGAAATAACACTAACATTACCGTTAGTATCAATACTAGAAATTTTTATACTACCAGAACTAGTTCTTTTTGGTATACTATTGGCAGTTACATTGCTATTAATATTCAATGTATCAAAGCTGGAGGCAACTTCTGTTGAGCTTGGTCTAAAAACTAGCACATGATCTTGCCCTATATTACTTAATGGATTTAAAAGATCATAAGTGGCTCTCTTTAAAAATTCGTCTGGCGCTATTTCTGTAATAGATTTTTTATCCAATCTATCTAAATTACCTAATATTTTATTAGCAGAAATTTTTTCTATTTCTATTAGGCCAACGCCTTCGTCTTTTATTTTAACCCAGCCATTAGTCACGCTAAAATTTGCAGTATCAAAACTGGCAATACCATTAGCAGCCTGTTTCTGTTCAGCAGTGCCAGTTGGAGAGTTAGCTGAAGTCGTTGCCAGTGTCAAACTTAGTTTGCTTTGTGAAATACCAGCATCGCCCTTTATATCATCATTGACAATAACATTATTATTAATTTGGAAATTTACAGCAGCAAAGTCCAAATTATAAACCATATCATTGATAGCATGAGATTGAGTTGGTGAAGTTATAAATTTTAATGCATCATTATCACTCTTACTCAGTCGTTGTACACCTGATAATCTTTGGTCAGTTCCATTTGATATTCTAAGCGTATATCTGAATATTTCATCATTAATTACTACATAGCCTTGCATTGGAAATAGGCTAGCATCTTGTATAACAATTTCAGGAACAAGTTCATTATTATCAATATCTTCGACTAGTGGACTTTTTACAAGACTATCAAAATTTGATTTGATATCTCCTATTACTTTGGCAGAGGCTGAATCACCGTTTATATTGGCAAATGCCAATAAATACCCTGCTTCAGACACCATAGCATTAGTATCTTTTAATAATTTTAATTTACTGGTACTGCCTACTTTAGCATCTACATAACTTTTGGTAGCAGCATCACTATCTTCATCTGGATCTTTTAAATCTATAAGCTTATTTCCGGCCCAACTAATATTAGTAGTAGGTCCTTTTTGAGCAACATTAGCATTTCTTGCTAAAAATCCTGGAACAGCAGGGAACAATTCGCTCGAATCTAGATAGTTGCCTAGTCTGTCCACGCCAAGTCTGCGATCAATATATCCATTTACGGCTGCTTCAGTTGGGATAGCATCTTCAGCTAAATCAGTAAATCTGTCATCGCTGCTAAATTCTGTTACAAACGTCCCTTTTTTAAATCCAATTCCATCTAAACTAGTTAGAGTTATGCTGGCACTGAAGCTGACAGTACCAGTCCCTTGATCAACAGTAAAGAATCTACCTACTCTGAAGAAACCATCTTGATCAGTACTGACATAGAATACGCGGCCCCTACTTCTTTCTTGAACTTCCTTAGCTTGACTGGCTAGTCCTGGTGCTCCGTAAATTTTATTAGGATAGTTACTGGCATTATAACCACCGGTGCCTATATCTAAAAAGTCGTGTCCTGTGGCTCTCATAGTACTGATATTAACCGTAATATTTGCAGGTTCGTCTTTATCTAGTCCTGCTCTCAATGTTATATCAAATACATTATTAATTAGGTTTGATTGTAGTCCGGTTGTTTTATTACCATCATTGAGATCAGGTAAAGGATTATTATTTTTATCTAAGTCAGTTATTATAATATACCCAAAATCTTTTTCTGGTACATAGCCTAATATCCTATGAATTTTACCGTCCCATGCTAATAACATTTCCTCAGTACCTAATCGTTGCCTACTTACAATATTATTAACTGCGAATACAGCAATCTTCTTATCGCCTCTTCTACTTCCCATAGTTTTATTTGAATCATCTGGATCTTCAGTGGCTATATGATCCTGATCCACAGTGAGAAGTAAAAAGTCTATATTAACATCAAATGTTAAAATAGCTTCATCTGGAGCCAAAGGACCTGAACCATCTGGTCCTACTATACTATAGCTAATAACTCTATAAACTATTGGGTTAGAACTATTAGGATCACCTGTGAATGTCAGGGCAGTGCTTGGCCTTGTTGGGCTTCTTTCTAATACATCTTTGAATTTAAAATTCTGGCCACTTCTTATGATAACATTTTGATTATGTACTACAGCAGCCTTAAGTCCAGTTTTACTTGTGCCATCTGAACCGCTGGTGTTAAAATTAAGTTTTATAACATCAGCTTCAATGGCTTGTATATTACTAACCACGTAGGGAACAGTACCTACTACAGGGCCATGATTTATTTCTATAATACTAATATTTTGTGGATTAAACTGTTGTCTGTAAACATATACAAAAAGATTATCGACTTGGCCAGATCCTGTAAAATTTTTACCCAAAGCAGTGGTTGATTTGAATATTCTTGCTACCTGTATTGTGGGTTCAGCTAAAAGTACATTATCAGGTAATTCTAAAGGATCACTACCAGCAGCCACTAAACCGTATTCACCATTAGCACTACTGCTGTTAAGACTACGTATTTGTCCACCGTTATTACTAAACATCCCAGTCCAACAATAATAACTGAAAACACTTACACATTCTGATAGACCATTATTGTTAGTAATTATACCGTAGCCTAAATCATTTACTTGAGTATAATCGTTACTTAACATACTGGTATTACCCGCTGTCACTAGGGTGATATCACCAGGATTGCTTGCTAACATGGGAGTATCTGGATCTAATGATAATACGTAGCTAGGTAAATTCAAAATATTAGTATTATCTATTCCATTAATTATACTATTTTTTGCTAGATTAATCAAACTGATAATAGTATTTTGACTGGTTGCAGTGCCTGATCTATTTGGTATTTTTATTTGTACTATTTGTTCTTGATTAGTAGTCACTGTGATATTAACAATTATCTCACATGCCCTTTCCTTAATATAGTCTAACATATTTAGAAGTAATGGCTGTAATGTATTATTATACCACAATAATTCAGTGCTTGGGTTAAACAGTCTTCTAATAGCTGATATTGTTTTACTATTACCACCTAATGTAACATCAAATGTAATACCTCTAATAAAATTATTAATGTGTCTTCTAAATTCTTCTTGTGGATATTTTGTATTATTAAAAGTCTTGGCAATATAGGTCGCTGTCTGAATTTCTAAAAATTCAGTATTGAATAATAAAAGGTCTCTAGTATTAGTATCTGCCGTACTATTAGGTAACCAAGTGTCTACCCTATATCTTTTACCAGATATAAAAAAGCTTGTGGGCATACGTGGTTCTCTGTACATGCCTGTAACTAAAAGTTTAGTATTGCTTATTTTATTGATAAATTGGGCACGTTGATTACCATTAAATCCATCAATATATTGTCCGCCTCTAAAACTTTTACGATTAACACTGCCAGCAAAGCTACCACTCTGCTGACAATAAGGGCTTTTAGATAGAATTTGACCCTCAGGATCAAGCACCATCATAAAACCGCCATGCCCTTGACAAGTGACTTGTCTAATTATTCCGGCATCGTTCATTAAAAATACATCTATATCTTTATTATTTTTTGGTGTATTATAATTACTGTTAGTTAATACAAAATTAATCTTATTGATCATATTTGTTATAACTGTTTTTACAGTAGGACTGCTACTAAAAATTATATCGTTATTAATAAAATTACCGATTTTATTCAATCCTGCAATACAGGCACTATCTAATACTACGCCATAATATGATTCTTGTATGTCAAATATTTTTTTAATTCCGCCCGCTTTAAGATCATGTATCATGGCATCTAATAAAAACTCAATATCTCTTCTACATTTGGATTCTTCTAATGGAGTTAATAATGATATAGCATTAATAGATCCTACAACATGATCCTGAATAGCAACTTTATTATTAGCTATAGCGTCGGCTTCAGTTTCATATTCGCCTTCATTTGTATAATTTGGACCGCGATTAATTTCTTTATCAGGTTTTTTCAAGTAATGATAACCATAATAACCTGATAAATTGGTATCTAAATAAGTTCCACCACTAGTAATATTCAGTCCGTCAAAGGTAGTATTTCTAAAAAAATGTGTATATACCCAAGGACTTTCGCTTATTCTATCTCTTGGCCTAATAAGAACTCTTCTAAATTCATCACCTATAATTGCTGTGTTATCTGGAACTTTAATGGGATAGTCTTCTTCATATATACCGCTTTCCACATATATGCTTATGTGTAAGCCTGATACAGGATCACCAAATTCTAAGTTTTCCCCTATTATAAACTGACCTCTTATGTATTGTAAGTCTACATAATCTTCACCTATAGCACTAGTGATGTCATTTTGATAATTATATACTATACCAGTGGCCCCAGATAATCTTCCTTTTACAATTTTACCTGCTATAATTTCTATATTAGGACTTACTCCTTGATCAACAGGTCCGCCGTTATTGTTAGTAAATTTAAGTCGTCCTAATCCAGTGGCTCCAGGTGGTATAAATTTAGTTATAATACTAAACCTTGTTCCATTACCTAGAGCTATAAGTTGTCTATATGGCCCAGGCTCTTTTGGAGCATTGTTCATTATGTATTCGGCTACTTGACAGGCTTTACCTACACTCTTAAATGCGTAGGCCCAAGCTCTACCTTCTTTACCTTGTGGAGTTTCAGTTTGAAAATCGTTACCTGTGGTGCTAACAAATAAATTTACATCACTGGCAAAACTACTGTTGTCAACATAAAATTTACTAGCAGCCTGTAGATCATCTGGTCTATTGGGTGTACCAGCTCCATTCAATGGAAAAGGGTGATCATATAAAAATAGAGGTCCCTCCATTCGATCACCCTGTCTTCGTACCACACTTTTACGTGGTAATACTTGGCTAGTAAGCCAATTACCTTCTAATCTACTATCGTAATAAGCATCAATAAAAACTTGATATCCAGTGCCACCACTATAATTAAGTCTGTTATTTCCTGATAGGGCATCATCATAGGTAGGATGTATACTAAGTTCATCTACGTTTACATATTTTAGATAATAGATAGGACGTACTTTGCCTTTACTAGTTCCTGTAGCCCATAGAGGAGGACCACCATTTATTATTTTTATAAATGTAGTGGTGGATGGAACACCATTATCTTCAATAGATGTTGCTGTACTATTAGGAGCCCCACCATCGTAGTCTATTCGACTACCATAACCTAGTATTCCACTAACACTGGTTAGTTTAAAAATCTCGCCTACACGATTATAATTGGCTCCTAAAGTTGTAAAGTCAACACTACCTAACTCTTCAATCCTATAGCTTCTTCCAATAATAAAATGTTGGTTATTGGTAATATCAATTATACTTTGAAGATTAGTACCAGGAGCTCCACCATAACTATAGATATAGGCTCCACCATCAAATGCTGTGTCAAAACCATGATTTTCAACCACTGCATTATTATTGCTACTACCATCAATATTTAGATAATAACGTAGGGTATTAAGAGGTTCGTCACCTACTCTAATTTCCCCGCTTAAACTACTACTACCACCAGTCTTTCTAATATAATTTTGATCCGCATAGCCTTTATTAATGACTAGATCATTTATAGTAATTGGATTATCACTGTGTACACTGTTGTATACATCAACACTATCAAGATTAATAGGACCTATATTTCCTATAGGAAATCTTTCAGCATTAAATGGGCCAGCTAATGATGGGCTTTCATCTGAATCAAGACTCACTGCATCCGCACGTATACTGATTTTTTCTTCATCGTAAATAACACTGATGCCAGATCCGCCATCTAAAACTCTATCTATTACTCTTATCCCGCTACCAGTATCTATTGTACTTAAAATTGTATTAGCAGCCGTAATATCTACATCACTAAGATCCTTAAAACCAATCGAGTCTCCTAGATTAAAAACACCGTATATTTCTTTAAAATTATCGTTGACTTTTCTAAAGGCTTCACGGATACTATCTCCAGTACCATCGTTTCCAACAACACCTATGTTAACTTCTTGTCTAGCCATATTCTATCTCTTAGACACTAAAACTGCTTCCACAACCACAAGTAGTCGTAGCATTGGGATTTCTAATTACAAATGACTCACCTTCTAAACTAGATTTATAATCTATTTCGGCACCCTCTAAATATTGCATACTCATAGCATCTATTAAAACTCTAGTATTTCCTAAAGGAATTTCGAAGTCATCTTCTGCTTGATCCTCGTCAAAAGTGAACCCATACTGAAATCCGCTACATCCCCCTCCTTGTACAAATGTTCTAAGACATAGGTTGGGATTATTTTCTTCTAATAGTAGTTCTTCTATTTTTTGTTGGGCAGAATTGCTAATTATTATCATAATGTTATTTATCAAATGGTTTTTATAATCTTAACGCAGGTAAATATTATATGTTCATAGGTTTATCATATGAGGAACGAACATATTCGAGACTAAGTAAAACGGGTATGGAACATATCTATACAAGAAAATCAACAATAGTGACTTTTAGATGTGATAATTGTAGTGTAGTTTTTACACGGCCTAGAGGAAAAATGGACCCAAAAAGACTAAGTAATAACTACTTTCACGTTTGCCCAAATTGTGATAATAAAAGATTTGCTCAGAAAAAAAGGGTAGAAAGAAAACGTATTTGGGACATTGATTCAAGTAGCCTAGAAGATATTAGTAAAATATAAAATAGGATATATACTACTATATTGGATAAACCAATAAAGGAGAATAAAATGTTTAAGAAACTTAAAGAGTTATTCGGCTTTCCTACTGAACAAGAAAAGGCAGCAGCCAAAGATGAAGTTAAAGTTGAAAATGCCCCTACTACAGTGGCGACAAATGTTTTTCCATTTCCAACTGGGGATAAACCTGAAGCAGAGCCAAAGGTAAAAAAGCCTCGGGTCGCTAAACCCAAGGCTGAAAAAGCACCTGTTGAGAAAACACCAGCAGCCAAAAAGCCTGCTGCTAAGAAACCTGCTGCTAAGAAACCTGCTGCTAAGAAACCTGCTGCTAAGAAGCCAGCAACACGTAAGGCTAAAAGCCCAGTTGTTGGAAGTGGCGATGTAAATCAAAGCTAGCCAAGTTTTTAGCCTTACTTTCGACCATCAAATCGGCCCACTCCCAGTGAGTATAGGCCCAATCATTTACGGCAGTGTTCCACATAAAGTCACTGTGTGCTCTTAGTTTTTGACGCTTATAACCAGCCTCTAATAATAGTTTTAGGTCTGGCCTAACATCTACAGCGTGATTTACAACAACATCCTCACGACTGACGGAATAATGAGCCACAGGGCGCCTACCACGCCAACTATCAATAACCCTGTTGATACGAACATCATCTCGCTGGATATATTCTCCTTCACGAATCCAATGGTGATGTATGTCAAGAACAATAGGCACAATATCACTGATGCCCAAACAATCATCAAGTCCATAACTTATTTCCTCATTTTCGATTGTGATACAATTAC